AACGCTCGTTTGGATTGCAGCCAGGGGGAGAGAATGCCAAGGCAAACCAATATGACACAGGCGGCTCGCTGCTCTATGACATACGCAAGCACAAGCCCCTCTTGCGATGCCGTAACTGGCAATACCTCGAAGACGGTTATGTGCACTACGGTGCTGCCAGCTATCACAAAACGGACATAAAAGAGCAGGCTGCATGGCTGCAAAAGCACGAAAACCTTTGGAGTAAACCCCAAGCATAATAACGACCATTAAATAGATAACTTTTTCAACGAAGAATATGGATGCAAAGAAAATTGAAATCAGAACCCTGGACTGCAAGCTGTCCGTTAGAGAAGCTGCACCAGATGCGCAGGGCGAGTCTCGCACCATCACCGGCACGGCCATCGTGTTTAATGCTGAAAGCGAGGTACTCGACGACTGGGGCTACCGCTTCCGAGAAGTGATAAAGCCCGAAGCCTGCACAATGGAGTTCCTGAACTCGCAGGACATCAAGATGAACATGCTGCATGACCGCGACCTCACCCTTGCGCGATGCAATAAGGGCACAGGTTCACTCCGACTGAGCGTGGACGAGAAGGGTGTCAACTTCGAGTTTGAGGCACCCAAGTGTGACATCGGCGACCGCTGTCTTGAGATGGTGCGCCGTGGCGACTACTCAGGTTGCTCCTTTGAGTTTTGGCCTGAAGACTACGACGTGGAGGAACGCGAAGGCGGCAAAGATGTGAAGATTACGCACAAGAAGTTCCGTGCGCTCACCGCACTCACTATCGGCATGGACCCTGCCTACAAGCAGACCTCAGTCAATGCCCGCGAGCTCTACGACGAGACACCAGCAGGCAAGAAGGCAAAGCAGGAAGCAGAGGCACAGAAGCAGCGCGAAGAGCAGGAAAAACAGGAGGCTATACAGCGTGAGATGCACCGCCGCTTGGAGCACCTACAGCGTCTTGCCGACTTCGAAAGAAACATCGAATAACTCTCTTTTTTTAATAACCATTTTTTAACCGATTAAAGTATGGAAAAGAAAACATTTGCACAGCTCCGTGAGCAGCGTCTTGCTGCTAACGAGAAGCTCGGCGACATCTACGTGAAGGCCGCCAACCGTGAACTGAATGACGAGGAGAAGATGCAGGTTCTCAACCTCACACGTGAAATCGAGATGTGTGAGCGTGAGATGAAGGGCATCAACCTCGATGTATCTAACCAGGAGGCTAACGCAAGCCGCGAGAAGGCAAACATTGCCAAGTCTTTCCGCTCTCTCCTCTCTGAGGCTGCAAAGACAGGACAGAAGCGTGAGATTCTGCTCTTCCCTACCGACAGCAACGTCAAGGGCAACGTGACCGCTTCTGGTGCAATCGAGCTCTCCATTAAGGAGATGATACCTACTCTGCATGAGGGTCTCGGACTGCCACAGGGTCTCGGTATCGTAACTGGCGTGGAAGGCGACGAGCTGTGGCCTGTAAGCGTGAACGACGTGGAGATGGAAGAGCCAGGTGAGGTTGGAGCACTCAACGACCAGATTCTTGAGTTCGAGAAAATCACTCCTACTCAGAACCGCGTAGGCTTGAAGGTGCCTGTTTCTAACATGGCTATCGACAACGCTGCATTCGACCTCATGGCATTCGTGCAGACTAAGTTCGAGATTGCCCTCCGTGAGTATCTCGCTAAGAAGATCTACTCTCAGGCTAACTGGGCAAAGAACAAGGGTCCGTTCTCTGGCATGACAGCCAAGAACATCGAGCTCGGTGCTAACGCTTACGAGAACATCCTCACCGCTGTGGCTGAGTTCTCTGATAAGGGCTTCTATGAGGGCAACGTCTGCATCTCTATGGACCGCGTGACTGAGGCTAAGCTGAAGGCTACTCCTAAGATTGCAGGTGCCGCTGGTGGCTTCGTAATCGAGAACGGCCTCTGTGCTGGCTACCCTTACACCGTTAGCCACTTCGTGAACCGCACCCTCAACTCTGCTGGCAAGCTCGTGCCAACAGCTGACCGCTTCATTGAGATTGGCTATTGGGAGTTCTTCGCTCTCCAGCAGCACGGTAAGGTTCGCTTGGTGATTGACCCAATCACTCTCGCTGACAAGAACGTGACACGTGTCATCCTGAACACCGCTTGGTCAATGACTGACCTCTCAGTATATATCAACGGTGCTGACAACGAGTCACAGGCATTCGGACTCTACAAGATTGTTGAGCCAGAGGCTAATGAAGGTTAAAGACTCTCTCCGTAACTATTCATAGTTCGTTTTCTGCCGCAGGTGTGGGCACTGCCTGCGCTTGCGGCTTTCATTATTAACATTAACCCGACTAACCAATCACACTCAATATGTCACTTCAGACCGACATAATATTCGCCAAAGCACTCAAAAGCAATGCTGACCTGATGACTAAGCTGCCAGCAGGCAACGTGTATAACACCGCCATTGCATTGCCAGACGAGGAGGCTGACAACGCACCCGTGCCCTACATAATAGTGTCTTTCAACGGACTGAACAATCAGGACACAACGAAAGACAGCTCATATCAGGGCATGACGGACACTGTGACGGTAGGCATCACCATCGCAGCACGTACGAGGGAGGAGTTGGCAGACTTGGCAATAACGGCGAGGCAGACCATTGAGGAATACCTAAAGGCACAGCGACCAGGCGACGAAGATTACAATCTCGTGCCAAATGCAATAACCTTGCAGGCTGGTGCTGTTCAGTATGACTCGCTCAAACCTTGCTACTGGCAGGAACTGACATACCAGTGTGACACTAACCCAGACTAACGTATGGCTAAGAATAACGAAGAGAATGTGGCAGCAGAGGCAGCAGCACCAGAAGCAACAGCAACAGCAACGGAGGCAGCAGCACCAGCACAGCCACAAACTATCATCTTAACATCACCAACGCAGGATGGCTTATTTCACGCATTTCTCGACCTGAAGAAGGAGCACAAAGACGACACCGTGACATGCGGTGCGGCTGCTCACAACTACGAAACTGACGAATACACCCTCCGCGTTGACATTATCTAACTTTCAAAAAACCCAAAGACTATGATACTTAAAGGTCAAAACTTTCGCATCTTGTTCTTGAATGACGCTGGCAACCTTCAGTGCATAGGAATGTCGACCAACTGCTCAGTTACGCTCAATGGCAATACTGAGAACAGTGAGCATAAAGACATCGTAGGCAATTTCGCTCTGCCTGATATTGCCAGTAAGAGCTGGCAGGTGCAGGTTGAGTCACTTGACGTGACCGACACTGCCGCTATGCTCACGGCTATCAAGAGCGGCAAGAAGTTCCGTTTGCAGTGGGATAAGACCAGCACAGTTGAGAACCAGAGACCAACTGATGCTGCCTACGCATACAACGGCGAGGCGTTCTTGACGGATGCAACATTCCAGTTTGATAACCGAACTAATAGCACAAAGAGTCTGCAATTTAGCGGTAGCGGTCCACTCAGCCAGGGACTCTACACAGAGGACTTTGACGCTATCAATCCTGCTGGCTTCACAAAGGGTCAGTTTGTCCGCCTCTTCCTGGGCAATGACAACACCGCAGCACCTGTCAAGGTTTTGGCGAGTGCCCTTACGTGCAGCCTCCATATAAGCGTTACGCTTGAGGATAGCACAACGAAGGATACAGTTGGCGATTTTGTGGTTCAGGAGCCAACAGCCATCAGTTACGACATCTCAACCTCTGCCATGATGGAGAATGATGAGACCATCACCTCTCAGGTGCAGGGTCAGACCGTAGCCGACCTTGAGACCATCTACAACAGCTCACAGCCTGTGAAGTTTAAGATTGCTAACACCAGCGGCAACAATAACCGTACTGCTGGCGCAACCATCGTTTCAGGTTCGGTAGTGATTACCAGCCTTGAATTACAGGGACCAAACCGTCAGACATGCCAGTACAATGCTACTCTGCAAGGTTACGGACCATATTTGGTAGGCGCATAACCCCTTATCTCCTTTCACGCCCTGCCTGTCATTCGCGCGTCTTTTTGGGCAGGCAGGGCATTTTTTTTATTTTGGCAGTCCGTTATCGGCTGCCCTAACCACAACGAATTATGAAGACAGAGACTATAAAGATTGCAGACAAGAAAGTTTCCATTGCCTATTGTTACGCCACAGAACTGGCATACAAAGATTACACCAATGAAGACATTACCGACTTCATTCCTGAAATCATCAACAGCACCCAGGCAGGGCAGATGCCCGACACAAAAAAATCTATCTACTTGATTCTGTCTGCTATAATGGCAGCAGCGCAAAGCAAAGACGAAGAGCCTGCCATAAGCGACAAGGAACTGATGTTTGAGGCAAGCCCTGAAGACATGGGCAACGCACTCGCAAGCATCATCCTGCTGCGCCTAAAGTTCTACAACATTCCACTCGGCGAGCCAAAAGACAAACCAAGCAAAGGAGGGAAGAAGGCAAAAAACTCATAAACGCCCACGAGATATACCAGCTACTCGTGGGCGAGATAGGAATCGACCACCACACCTTTATGTATGACCTCACGTTCTGGCAGGTCCGTCGCATCATCAGAGGCTACCGCAAGCGCAGCACACTCACCCACCAACTGCTCGCTGAGATGGTATATGCCAGCATCCACACGATGCGTGACCCAAAGGGAAAAACCGTTAAGGATATGTTTCCTATGCTGTTCGAAGATGATGACGACGAAGAGCCAGCACCACCACTCACTGAGGCAGAGCAACAGGAATTGCAAGAGCTCATGAGGAATACTACTATATGAATATTGAGTTGTTTTGTATTTAATACCAAGAGGACACCCATCGTGAGACGGGTGCCCTTTGTCTTTTACCATTCGCCAACGTGAGGCGATAACCAATCTTCATTCATTGATATTGCCATGCTACCACCACTTGAGAACAGATTGCCCGAATATTCCGTGCTACGATTACGCAGGAACGGTGCATCCGTTATGGTAGCCTGACCAAGAGTGACATCAGCACTGGTAGCAGTGCGCACCACAACAGACGCATTCCATTCATCCGTACCGCTCACCGAGAACACACCGAGCGACAACTGACCCGTTGTGCCTATATAAGACGAAGGCACTGCAAGACTGATAGTGCTATTGCTCGAAGCGACTGGTGCATCATTCACGTAGTCATACCCATAGAACCACTGCTGGGGAGTTACGCTGATAGTTGCGCACGTTGCAGGCACTTCATCTACACCCGTCACCTTCAGTTTCGTAACTATCCTGTCCATCGTCACAGCGCGATTGCCGTTGCTCGTGTTCACCACGCTCACCTCGTAATCCTTTGCGAAGGTATCTCTCACAGAGCCCCACGTGATAGTGTGCGCCTCAGTATCGAGCACAGGGGTTGCACCGCGACTGGCTATAAAATAAACATGGTGCGAACCATACGCGAGCATCATGGTAGGCTGACCCCAATCGGCATCCGTTGGCACCTGGTGCAACTTCTGCACAAGCTCGCCGTTCATGTAATCAAGCACCCAAAGGTCAGTCATATTAAGGCTGTTAGCATTTAGATACGAGGTCGCCTTGCTCAGCACTACGTCCACATCGTCATCCATCGGCTTGGTGCTCACCGTAGTCTTCACCGTAAACGTGAATTTTTTACTCTTACCCTCAGCAGCAGGCACTCCATCCTGTATTGGCACATCACCAGCCGCTATCTGTTGGCATCCTACCAAAAAGAACAGCACCCCACATACGACGACCAGGGCACACAGCACCCTGACGGCAATCACATCACATTTTCTCATCTTGATTTTCATATTATTTATGGTTAGTATTAAAGACTTTCTCAAAATCAGCGAACACAGACTCAGGCAGCACCTTGGCGTATCTCATAGTCTGCTGTATATTTTTATGTCCGAGTGCCTTTGACACGTTGGTGATATCCGCTTTGTGGCTCAGCATATAGGTGGCAAAGGTATGCCTGCCCAGATGCGAGTGCAACGGCTTCGCTATGCCTGCTGCCATGCCCAACGCCTTCAGCAGTGTATTGTAGTCACTATTATTCATTTTTGGTAAGGCATTGCTGTTACGGCTCAGTATTTCCATGCACGTATCATCAAGCATCACCACATACTCAACGCCCGTCTTCACCCTCGGCTGTATCAAGGTATATCTACCATTCACCTCGCGGCATATCCCAAAATCGAATATTTGAGTGTCAGAATATGACATACCAGTGTGCATCTGCCACACAAACAGGTCACGGGCATACGCCATTGGACTGCCAGGCACAGGATGCAGCGACTCAAAAGCCTTTATCTCCGCATCAGTCAGATACTCTATGCTCTCCTTGTCACCCTTAGCGAAAGCCCCTTGCAGGCGGTCATAGGGAGTTTTCTCTATCTTCCCCATACGCTCAGCTCTGCGTAGTATAGCCTTCAGGCACTTGTGGTAGTTATTCACGCACCCGTCACTGATATACTCTTCCGTCTTGCCAGCCTTCTTGCCGTTAGCCGTCATAGGCTTCTTTATGCTGTGCAGCCAATCATTCCACTGGTATATCTTCTCCACCGTTACGTCCTGCCAATATGTGATGCCGCCCCACTCACGCAACCGTCTGGCCATCGTCACATAATGCGCACGCGTACCATTACTGACATGCAGCTTAGGCACTTCTTTTTCTATCCAGTCAGTCACCTTCTCCGCATCAGCTTTCACCTCCAAGGATAGTCGTGACTTTATAGCCTCCAGGTCAATCGGCTTCTGATTCAATATGCATGCATCTATCTCAGCACCGACAATGTTAATCATATTAGCCAGTCTGCGGTTAAGCATCATGGCATCATTCCTGTTCACCACTGAGCCCTCAAGCCATTCATCCTTCAGCACCTTTATGCCCGTGCTTATATATGAAGACTTGCGTCGGTCCGTAATTCTTATTTCTATGGGCGCAGGCACACCAGCCTTCGCCGTCTTTTTCCTATTATAAATATATGAGGTAGTAATCATTGTTCTTTTATTTAGGTTATGTTATTGTTTTACCACCCATTTTTATGCAGGTAAAACAAAAGTAAAACATTCAGTGCTAAAAAACACCATTTTCCCCTCATTTCCGTTTTACCCCTCATTTTCTATCATCTCGCCTCTCCCTTGATAAATGAGGGGATTTCAGCATTCACGCTATCACCCCCTCATTTTCAACAGTGATCCGGCGGGGATTAAATCGAAATGGAGGGATTGTTAGGATTAGAGGGGGTTGAGAGGGATTAGGGAGGTTGTGAAAGGTAAAACATAGGAGTATTATATAATGATGTAACAGTTTGAAAATAGGGTGCTGCCGTTCATGCCTATGTAGCAGTAACAGGGGCATGGGAGGGTAACACATCTGCGTATTGTGGATGTCATATTCTTAGGGACATAGCCTACGTGATGACCGTCAGGGGCAAGAACCTCGATGGCGTTATGGTCATAGGGATTGTCGGGTTCTGCTGCCAGGGTGCCTTTGAACTCGCCGAGGTAGTCGGTGATGCGTTCACTATGTGACAACCCTGCGATGGAGAATTGCTCTACGTCTGTATTATGGTGACCGCGAGGCCAGACGCTGGTGTGATAGCCTTTGTCTTTTATGCAGAAGTATTGAAGCTCTTGAATAGGAGCATCAGAATCACCGCTGCCTAAGACGATTTTGGGGGTTGGCTTTTCATCTTCCAACTCAGGAAGTGGTCCTGTATAGGTATTGAGGCGTATGGCTTCGAGCGTGGCGGTGTCGCCAGATGCTTCTGCGCGTCTCTGTAGTTCATCATATTGCATTTGCAGGCGGTAGCTTCTTTTGTAATATTGCTGGCGTTCTGCAAGGGTGGTTGATTTCAAATCGAGCAAAGGTTTAGATGATTGACTGGAGTCTTTTGTCTGGCTTCTTATTGCTGCGAAGACTATCACAGCAATGATAGCGATGGAAATAATAAGTAATAGTGTCATAGTTATATATTTTAATGTGATTCGGCTGCCATTCCGTATTCGTAGGTAGTGGCGGATTTTATCTCAGCGAGGGTGTCGCGGAGTTCGTCTTTGAGCTGGCGAATGGCGAGGAGCTCTTGGTGGAGTTCCTGGCGAAGGTCATCGACGCGGCGAATCATTTGGGCGTGGAGTTCGAGCATATTATCGGTAGCAGGACTGGCGGGTGTCGGTTCCGCTTTTTCTTGTGGGGTGAGGAGGGTGCCAGTGCCGTTAAGCAGGTAGTCCA